GTTTGGAATTTTGTGTTCATCGCTTTGTGTTTTTGTTGTTGTTTGATGGCCAAATGTACTGCAAATAATTACATATGCCCTGTTAAAAATTGTTAAAATTGCAATTGGTTACAGATTGTAACCACCTCAACTATACCAACACGGGTATAAATGCAACACAATTACCCTCGTTTATACCTTCAAGGGTACACTACGCCCACGAATAGCTGCCGTAATTTGGGAATAGTTCGAAGTACATGCGCATCATTATGGCATCAGCGTAGTCAGGACTCTTGCCATGCATGCGGGCTATTTCATCTTTGCTGATTACTGCGAGTTTGCCATCTGCTTCGGGCTGCCTGCGGCGTATCATGTCCAGTTCTTGCACTATCACATCCCGGAACTGATTCACTTTGAAGATTACTTTGTTCTGCTCGATTAATTCTGCAAGCTTGAAATAACATTCTGCCTTTTGGTTGGTGAACTTATCCGCTTGCTTGGCACGCCCACCATTAAGGAAGCCCCTGCAACGGAGCGCATCAACCGCACCCCCTCCTACCCCATCTTCATCACAGATCACATTGCTTAGTTTGATGCTATGCCTGTCGCATAGTTGGCGAATGGTAGCGACAACAGTTGTTATTGGTTGCTTACGCAGCTCGTGTATTTCCATTAACTGCAAACCATGCCATACGCATATGACGCTACGGTCTTTTCCTAGTCGTGCAATATCTGCACTTATGTATTTATCTCCTTTGCTTTCTTCATCCCGGAAGCAGCGCACCAAATCATCGTATTGGTAAAGATTGTCTACGGATTCATCGTATTCCCAGTCACCGTGTAACAGCCTTCGTCTATCTATTTCGGGTAAACGTTCTAGTGTTTCAAGGTAGCTTTCAGGTAGGTGTGGGTTGTCAGTAGGTAGTGAAGGGATGAATGCAAGATGCTGTGGCAAGTTGTCTGCTTTGTGCGGTGCGTAGAACTCATTGTAAAGCCATCCCTTTGATGGATTACATGTGAGTAACATCTTTGGTGGTAAGTCAAACTCGCGTAGCTTAAAACGGATACGGGACTGGAGTATGTCTATTGCCCGTTTGCTAACCTGTGCCGCTTCGTCTACGTAGGCATCGGTCAACTCAAGACCTCCAAGAGAATGAAACTCAGGGTCTGATGGATATGCAAACAAGTCCTTTAGTATTATCTCACTACCGTTTGCAAACGTGATAACGTGCGTTTGATTGTTGATGGTGTAGTGTTCATTGGGTGCTAAGCCTAACATGTGCGCAACTTCAAAGAATGTCTTCAGCGTGGTCTTCTTTAACGTATCCAACTTGCTTCGACCTATCAACCCCCGCGTGCCTGGATACTTGAACCTGCGGCTTATTTGCCATGCACATCCGATGAATGACTTACTACCTCCTGCTGCACCTCCGAATAGCACCACACGTGCCGGGTGTGAATTACCCAGTACGCGCAGCGCTTCATTTTGTTTCGGTAGATACTCAATCATTAGAACAAATCATCCGCATCTTTTTCCTGATGTTGGGAAGCAGATTGTTCACGTGGTTCACTTATCTTACCACTAAGAAACTTGCCTTGCTTTCCTTCCTTTATCCAAAAGGCAAGGCGTACCTTTTGACCTTTGTACATTCCATCACCTGTATAATCAGGGGCGTTATTGGTAGTCTTGTTGTTTTTAAAAAGGGTGACTTGCCCCTCTTGCATTTGATAGTTACTCATTATGTTTAATTATTGATTACGTTAATGTCTTCGTACATGAGTGATATGGTAATCTTACCACCCAGTTCTGTAGTTTCAACTATATTGAAGTCTAATTGTTGGATACTATGGCCTTCGATGTAACCGATGTATACTTCTGTATCATCGGAATACTGTGCAAGCTTATCCCACAATTCACCTATTGTCATAGCTTATATTCATCTTTGTCGGTTAACAAATGTAATTCCTCAAAGATAAGACGCATTGCAATATTATCGGTCATTGATGGACGCATACTGCGCTTTGCAGTTAGCACAAACAACTTGCGTAACAAGTCGACTTCTTTGTGTTGATCGTACTTCATTAGTTTTCGTTTTCGATTAATTCAATATACCACCACTTCGGCTGTATTACTTGCCCGTTCATAGATGTATCTATTTCACCACCCCACACAATGTTCGTTATCTTGTATTTGACTGGAATCAACTCTACTACTACTCCTTCATAGTAACAATCACCGTCCTCTACATCCCTTATCTTACTTCCGATTTCTATATCAATATTCATTTTGATTCTCAATTAATTCCTTATAACGCTCCTGCCTGTACTCTGTAAACTGGTAAGGTCTGTTCTTGTATACACGAAAGCGCATGTCATTATCCCAAGTTGGCAGGTCATCGTATTCACGCATCAAAGCTATTTCAATCTGCGGTGGATTGCTGCGCTTTGCTTCTTGTGCCGGGGCTTCATGTATCTTCAACTTATCCGCTGCCTGTTGGATAGCATCCACGACCTGCGGGTGTTGGAACATTTCGTAGATGTTGTTGGCTTGTTCTTCGGCTTGTCGCTTTGCAGTTACATACGGTTGTCTTTGTTGGTCGTATAAAGGAAACCATGCAAGGATTGTTGCCGGGTCAATGCGGTTGTAGATTGTGCCATACGCACCAATAGCACCGCGATCTAAACACAACTGCACATCTTCAAGTGAATAAAAGTATTTGTCTAGCATAATCTGTTCTGCACAGAACTCAATCTGCATACCGTTCATGTTGTTTTGCACATTCATCAGTTGGGTACAGCGTGTAACCAACTGAATGATTTTGTCTTTGGTTGTTTCTTTGTCAAGCTTCCGAAGGAGACCTATCTGGTCTTGTGTTATCGCGTGCTCGACTGATAGCGACTGCTTCGGCGTAAAGTGCATTAGCTTTTGCAATGCTGTCTGCTGTTGAATTTGATTGTTTGCCATATGATTTTTGATTTTTAATTTTGTCCCATTCTCTGCGCATCCAGTTGCGCACTGTGCTTTGCCAATCCTTCATTGAAGCTTTGCCTACTATCCATCCGTTGGCTTCGTAGTGATCCATGAAGGTGCGAGCGAAATTAACCAACTTGTCTTCGCTCATGAAGTTCTTCCCGGCTGCATTAAGTTCACCCATCAGGTTGTACACATCATTCTCATGTGGCTTCACAAACTTCTTGCGGGTTACTTTTTTTTCATTTGCATCTTCAACTATAATTTCATTTTCATTTCTATTTTCATTTTCATTTTCATTTTCTAAAGGCATTGCCGTGGCATATGCCGTGGTAGATGCCGTGGCATCTGTATCAAAGTTTTGATTTTTTCTTTTTTTCCATCCATCAATAGCACGAGTGCGTTGCTTTTCAGCATGTGCTTTACGCTTACCTACTTCTATTTCAAGACGCTGATTAAAAAAAAGACCATTCTCATCCTGCTGGAACTTTGCCAACACATCTGCCGTGGCATTGCCGCAGCATAGCCGTATCATCTTTTCGGTAAGATGGCCTTTCTGATGTTGCAAGCAAAGTAATGTGATGTATTGCCCACGTTCTTCCATGGTCAAGTCTTGAACACCCGCTAAGAAATCGGATGAGTAAAAAAGAAATGCCGGGTCTTTCATAAAAGTAAATACCCACCACTACACACAAAGGCTACCCAGCGCACGGTTGTGCTTATGGCAATGCGGTAATGGTGGGATTTGAAATGTTTTTCATACTGAGTAGCGTTGCAAAGATATACAACCCTTTCACAATTCCAAATTAGAATCGCAGATTTACTTTGTCTCTGCGCTTGTAGTTATAGATTTCTTCAATCAATGAAACCATTTGATTCACTTGTTGACAAGCTTGCAATGCCAACGGTTGAACTTTTACCTTTTGCAATAACTCAGTAATTTCAAAATTTGGATTTTTCGTTAACTTCATTAAGGCAAAAACAAACGATCTAGATTTAAACTCTTTAAAGAAAGGCTCAAAAAGAAATAGCATCTCCATAAATTTTTCAGCATTCTCATGTTGTTTAGCTGTAACCTTCATGCTGCCATCTTTAAAGTATTCAAATTTTGAACCGATAGAATTGCCGCTGGCAGCAGATTGAGTACCTAATAATACAGATGCGCCAACGGTTATGTTTAACTTATACTTTTTCAAAAAATTACTTAGAATAATGTAATCAGAATAACCTAATTTGCAATACGCATCTAAGTAGTCTTCATTTTTCCAATTGCTTGTATTAGCATTAAATACATGCACTTGCATTAATCCATAGCCATTCATTACAGTATAATGTAAAGGCAACCCTAAATCACGAATAGCATGAAAACGATGTTGACCATCAATAATTTCATACTGTTCATTTACAACAATTGCTGTAAACAAATACTGCTGTTGCATGCTTTTTTTTAAACGATTGATGTGCAACAGATTTAAATTACGATTACCCGGAATGCTTTTAAACATTGAGTAATCAGTTGTTGTGTGAACTTGGTACGTAGGTACACTTAGTTCTGTCTTAGATAATAACATAAAATAAAATTGATTTTGTTTGCCTACTCTGTAAGGTTTTCGGCTACCCCTATATTATTTCCAAATAATTGTTGCGATTATGAAACCTACGATAGCACCAACAGCCAGTATCAAAAACATCTTGCTGTTGCTTGTGTCGCATTCTGCTTCACGCACTATGGGCATGGGTGTAGGTGTCGGAGCTTTGCGGATAGGTTGAAGCTTCAGTTGGTTTTTTGGTTTGTTGCGTGCATCATGAACATAGGTGCGATTGGTTAATCGTATGTCGCTAAGTACCGCTACAACTAATTCCATTGAAGGCTCTTTGCCTACCCATTTATTTAAACCTTCACCATCTGTTACTATAAATCCACGCTTGGCTAATACCGTGCATATGGACGTACTAATTTTATAGTTGGCTTCTGCTTGCTTGCGGTTAAAGCTTTTTTCATTATACAAATGTCTCATAAACTGCAAATACTTTATTTGTGCTTGCATTCCGCGTGTCTGTTTTCTCATTGCTCTAAATAAGTTTTAATTGTTTGTGTGAATTCTTCAAATGACCTGCACACTTTCACGCAGTATCCTGCATTGATAAGTTGTGCGTGAACGATTTTTTGTGT